AAAATTCAGAATTTCAAACGAAAGGGGTTGACTTAATGAGAAAATTAACCGATTATTTGGGAAAATAAAATTAAAATATGGAAGAAAAATTTTTTGTAGCAAAAGTTCAGTATGATTTACCAGATGAAAATAGTGGTAAAATTAAAAAAATCAGAGAGGAAAAACTTGTAAAGGGATACTCTGTTACAGATGTGGAAGCAAAGGTAACTGAAAAATACCAAGGATTTACTCATGAATGGAGAATCACATCGGTATCTGAAAGTAAGATTGATGAAGTTATTGATTAATCTAAAACAAAAAATAAATTGGTTTATTTAAACCAATTAAGTTAAAGTGGTCTATTTTGACCACTTTTTTTATGCTCGGTGATATTTATCAAATAAATAAACCTACTAATATTCAAAAAAATAATATTTCCCAATCAATAAATGGGATTTTTAATTTTTTGGTAATATTTATTAGTTAAAATAAATATATTTCCGATATGAGTGAAAACAAATTAGTTCAAGAGGCCCTTATTCAAATGAAACAAGTTGAAGAAGCTATAGCCGAAAATGCAAAAGGAATACTTGCTTCTACAATGAAGGAAGAAATCAATCAATTAGTAAAGGAATCTCTTTCTGAACAAGATGAGGAAGATGAGGTTAATTTAGACGCTGACATGGAAATGTCCGCTGATAACGATGACGTAGAGACGGATATGGATTTTGGTTCGGATGATGACATGGAAATGGATTTTGACATGGAAATGGATTCTGATGAAATGCCAATTGACTTAACCAACGCTTCTGATGAAGAAATTCTAAAAGTATTCAAAGCTATGGGAGAAAATGATGGTATTATCGTAAAAAAAGACGGTGATGATGTTCATTTAACTGATAGTGATGCTGATGTTGAATATCTTGTAAAACTTGGGGAATCTGAAGAAGACATGATGGAAGAATATGACGACATGATGGAAGAAGATGATGAGACTACTAATGATATTATCGACGCTATTTTTAGTGGTGATATGTCAGGTATGGACGAAGAGGAAGAAGACATGGACGAAGTTGTTTACGAAATCGAAATGGACGAAGAAGACATGGACGAAGAAGACATGGACGAAGTTGTTTACGAAATCGAAATGGACGAAGAAGACATGGATGACATGGATGACGAAGACATGGATGACATGACTAATGAAACCTACAAACCTAAAGGTGTTGGAATTGGTAAAGGTCCTAAATTCTCTTACAAAGACAAAGCATCAGGAGGATTTAAAGAAGACAAAAAACAAGGTCCTAAAACAATGGGAACCGGAAAAGCTAAATTCGAATACAAGAAAGGTGCGAACATGGAAGGTAAGTCCAAAGTTGTTAAATCTGAAACTAAAGAGGGCGATTACGGAATGAATAAAGGTGATATGTCCAAAACAATGAAAGGTAAAGAAGATTACACAACTAAAAAAGGAGACACTCTTAAAAGAAAGGCTTTCGAAAAAGAAGAAACTAAGGAAGCGGCAAGAACTTATGGAATGGGTTCTAAAGAAGGTAGAGGATTAAGAAAAGGTATTACACCTAACAGAAACTATGTTTATGGTAAAAATGGTGTTAAAACTGAATCTACTCAAGAAGAAGTTAGTATGTTGAGAGAAAAAAATGAAGAATACAGAAAAGCATTAAATGTTTTCAGAGAAAAACTTAATGAAGTTGCAATCTTCAACTCAAACTTAGCTTACGCTACAAGATTGTTCACAGAACATTCAACTACTAAAAAAGAAAAAATAAATATCCTTAGAAGATTTGACAATGTTGACACTTTAAAAGAATCTAAAACTCTTTATAAGTCAATCAAAGATGAATTATCTAAGGTAGAAACAAAATCAATCAACGAATCAGTAGGTACTAAATTAAATAAAACCGTATCTACAGGTTCATCAACTACTCTAATTGAAACTAAAACCTATGAGAATCCACAATTATTAAGAATGAAGGATTTGATTAGTAAGTTGGGGTAATAATAAAAATAAATCTAAAACAAAACAAATACTAAAATGGGAGCATTATTAGAATCAGGTCTTGTTGGTAACATCGGGTTGAAACACCTTAAAGTTATTAAAGAAGACACAATCAACAAATGGGACAAATTAGGATTCTTAGAGGGTCTTAAAGGTCACATGAGAGAAAACGTGGCACAATTATACGAAAACCAAGCATCATATTTAATTAATGAGGCATCAACTACATCTGATACAGGTGCATTTGAAACAGTAGTTTTCCCAATTGTAAGACGTGTATTCTCTAAATTATTAGCGAACGACATCGTTTCAGTACAGGCTATGAACTTACCAATTGGTAAATTGTTCTACTTTGTACCTAACATTCAATCTTACGAAAACGTATTAGATGCTAACTATCCTGACACAGGTATCCACTACGCACCGTATGGTTCACCAAACGCATCTGATACACAAACACCAAACAGTGGTTACGACTATAACGCAACTAAAGACCTTTATGATAGATTTTATGAAGGTAATGAACCAGCATTAGACCCACCAGGTTTATTTGACTATTCTAAAGGACAATACTCAGCGATTACTGCATTAGTTTCTACTGTTGTTTGGGAAGGGTCTGAGTTAATCGTTTCAGGTTATGGTACAGATAACTATAGAAAAGTATTAGTGGTTATGTCAGGTTTTGCATCTGACGGAGCTGGTAAATTAATTGGTCCTGATGGTCAACCAATGGATAATGAATCATTCTTAGCTGATTTGACTATCAAAGGTAACGCTAACAATCCAACAACTGCGGCAAACGCAAATAACCCTTACTTATTCAGAGTAGTAACTCAAAAGTATGGTAAAGGTATTGTAGAATATGGTAATAACAACTCTACTGCAATATTCCCTAACAGTAAAACTGGAGGTGGTCAATATGATAACCTATGTACTCCTGATGGTAAAATTTACTTAGAAGTTGATTTACAAGTTCCAGTATGTATTACGTGTGGAGGTTCATTAGACGGATATACTGGTTCAACATTCTCTTCAACAACAACAAACGTTGTTGCTAACGCAGGTTGTGCATTTACTGCAACTTACAGAATCTACAAAAACTTAGAGTTTGAAGATAGAATTGGTGAGGTTTCTTTTGACCTTCAATCAGTAACTGTTTCTGTAACAGAAAGAAAATTAAGAGCACAATGGTCTCCTGAAATGGCACAAGACGTTGCGGCTTTCCATAACATTGACGCTGAAGCTGAGTTAACTGCATTGTTATCTGAGCAAGTTGCGGCTGAAATCGACCGTGAAATCTTAAGAGATTTACGTAAAGGTGCAGCTTGGAACTTGAGATGGGATTACAATGGTTGGAAACGTCTTGGTTCAAGTGCAGTTCCTTATACTCAAAAAGATTGGAACCAAACTTTAATCACAGCAATCAACCAAATTTCAGCTCAAATCCACAAATCTACATTGAGAGGTGGAGCAAACTGGATAGTTGTTTCTTCTGAAATCAGTGCAATTTTTGATGATTTGGAATATTTCCACGTATCAAACGCGGCTCCTGAACAAGACCAATACAACATGGGTATTGAAAGAGTTGGAACTTTAGCTGGTCGTTACCAAGTATATAGAGACCCTTACTTCCCACCTAACCAAGTGTTAATGGGACACAAAGGAACATCTTTATTAGATACAGGTTACATTTACGCACCATACGTTCCATTACAATTAACTCCAACTATGTACAATCCGTTTAACTTTACACCAATCAAAGGTATCATGACTAGATACGCGAAGAAGATGGTAAATAATAGATTTTACGGCAGAATTACTGTAGATGGTGTTAGAACATTTGATTTAAGAGAGTTGAGATAATCAAAATCTCAATATTTAACAAAAAAAGGGACTATATGTCCCTTTTTTTTATATATATTTGTGAACAATCAAGTTTATGGTTGTATTTATAATATATGAAAAAAATAATATTAGAGAAATCGGTTGTCGATGAAATTTTGAGATTATATAATGATGAGATGTTAGGTTCTCCATCTATATCGGAAAAATTAAACCTAACAAAACAAGTTGTATTACGAACACTAAAAGAAAATGGGATAATTGTTGGCCCTTCTGGTAGAAAATTTAAGGGTGGAAAATCCGAATCAGATAAACGACACTACCTTAAAAATAGGGAGAAACGATTACAATATTTTTCTGAATGGCAGAAAAATAATCAAGAGCACCGAAAAAAATATCTTAAGGAATATCGTGAAAAAAACGCCGACGATATTAGAAAAACTAAACGTGAATATGAGAGAAATCGTAAAGCCACTGACCCCCTCTATAAGCTAATCAGTAATTTTAGAACTGCAATATATCAGGTATTAAAAGAGAACCGGGTCGATAAGAATCAATCATATTTTGATGTGTTACAATA